TGATACAAGTTGGATGGATAATTCATCTGAGAGACGTGGAAAACAAACATTACATGTAAAATTTTCTCCTAAAATTGCTCTATTAATTACAAATAATGTAATTTCAATCGCAATAGAAATTTGGAAAAATAATAAACCTAATCATATTTCTGATAATATTTGGCAGTCATTTTTAATTTCAAAACTCAAAAAACTTACTAATGGACAATCACTTGATTTAGATAAAAAAGGAAATTTAATTGAATTAGCTTCTTTAAAAACTGGTGTTTTATTTGAACTTGTTACTGAGTCTGTAGCTTTGTGTCTTGAATTAGATACTGAATTTTGGAGAATTTGGGGAAATAATCTAGGAATTTTATTTCAATGGATGGATGATTATTTAGATATGAATGAAGATATTGTTCAAAATAATAGAAATGCTTTTAATGAATCATATAATATTACTCTACAAAACTATTCGAATATATGGAATAAACTAAAAAAAGAAATTGGTCCCCAATGGTTTCTACGCCCATTTGGAATTTTTATGAAACACTATTTTTTAGATAAAATAAATATTAATTTAGATATTGAAACCTATTATTCTATTTTAGAGATTTGTACTCCTACCACAATTAATGTTATAATTCCTGAAATTGATTTTGAAAATTATGTTGATAAATATGTTGAAAATTATGTTGAAGAATTTAATTATGCAAAACATTTTATGTTAAATTTATCAAGAAATAATATAATAACAAGAATCAATAAATTATCTGAAAAAATATTTTCTGTCTTCGTTATTAAATCTGATAAATGGGATTCTATAAATATATAAATAGCATATAATGTGATTAAATTATAAACTATATTTACTATTTACATATAGTATATTATGGAATATATATTTCCATTTCTTGTTGGTGTAGTTGGTAAAATTATTGATGAAATAGACGATAATAAAATAAATATTAATTCTTTTTATATTGAATGTTTAAAATGTATTAATATATTATTTTTTTCATTATCTTCTATTAACGACTTTTTATTTTCATTTTCTACACTCATTATATCTATATTTGGAGCAGGAATTGATAATGATTATTGGAAATCTTTTATAATTATTAGTTTAACACTATCTGGATTAAATTTTATACCAATCGATAATTTGCCATTATTAATTTTAATTCTTGGAATAATTATAATTTCAACACATATAGAAGAGATTAGTTTTCCTGAAGAACATTCAATAAAAAAATTAATCTCAAGAATATTTGGATTTATTATTTTAGGTTTTATTTTAATATTACCATTTATTCTTAAAAAATATGATATTTTAATTTATACAACAAATATTATATATATTAATAAATTAATATTAATTGCTTTAGGAGGTTTATTTATAAGTATATTTTTTCAAATTTATTTTATATGGTTTTCTTAACTAATAATAGAATTTGCAACCTTAGGAGTTTTACGACGAATAGATTTAGAAGCTGGACCAGAAGGAAGTGTTGGAGCACCCGTTGTACTACGCCAAGCAGTACGTAATTTTTGAAACATATCTACACATCCTTTTGCTGCCTCAGCAAAAGCTAAACGAGCAGTTGCTTCTTCGCCATCTTCAACACCAATACGTAGAATCATTTCATCACGAAGTGGTTGTGGAACTGAATATCCAGCATATGTAATTTTAGGATTCACATCACCTTGAATATGATTTTCAACAAGCCAAGTTTGAAGTAGATTACCAAGTGTATGATCGTGTCCACGAATCAAGAAATCATAACCAATAATACGTGAATCAGATGAAGATATTGTAATTTCACTTGGTAAATCTCCACGATTAATATTTACATATCGGCTACACATATTTTCTCCAACTTCACAAGCACGCTCTACAATATATTTTACAGAAAGAACGCCTGCTGTTTCAACAGTGAAATTAAAACTAAATGGTTCACCTTTTTCATTAACTTTAAAACATCGTTTAATTGACATTGTATTAAACTCACGAAGTAGCTCATTATAACGTTCTGAACCTTTTTCAACACCACTTGCCTTCTTAGCAACATCAAGCCATCCTATAAACATTTCTTCAATTCGTTGTGGGTTTTCATCAGGAGTATATTCATAAGAACATTGGGATACTGGACTAAAACGAGCATGCTCACGACCAGTTCCTTTTGTAGCTTTTGCTTCAATCTCTATAAATTGCTGTGTTGTTCCTGAACCAGGTTGAAGAGTTACAATTAGACATGTATCTTTCGTAATTGGGTTGACAGGAAAGAATTTATCAGAAGAAACAATAATAGGTTCATCTTCAGTTGGTACAATTTCTTTTACTTGAAAGTCACCTGATTTAACATATGTTGTATTATCTTTACTACCAGCAACCTTTAATGTAAATATAAATTTATCACTATTCCAACTAAGAGGTTCTGTTACATTAATAGGAATAAGACCAATACGATCCGCTAATGTTTCATTAGTCATTGGAGTATCATTTTGTTTAACTACAACATCTGTTGTAGAACCCGTAGATGTCATATCTGAACGAAATGCTACAGTTTCAACTCCAGTAAGCATAAGTCGTCTAAGAGTATTAGCATATGTAACATGGATTGGGGAAAGGGTAAAAGTATATGTGCGATCATCAAGTTCTTTTAAGTTATCAAAGTTCATATCGTTGTTCTAACATATCTTTAGAATGAAGGTTTAAATCAATTTTTATAAATATATAAATATATAAATTATTATATTTACAATAATAATTTATATATTTATTATAAATGAAAAGTTTGAATCTGAATAATGATATTATTTCATACTCGGAATGATATTAATAAATTCCTTCCGAGATTAAATAATATGCGTCCATATTGATTAGGATTCGTTCCTCAATTAGAAAAGGATGAACAGAAGTACACCATCATCAATTCATATATGTTTTTATTCAAATAGATGCGAATGGTCAAAAGCATTTATAACTGAAATATCTCAAACATCATATCATAAAGAATTTAAATTTATTTGTGTAGATCCTTCTGATAATAGACCTCAGTTACCTTCTTGGTTGAAACAGACTCCGACTCTTGTAGTTTCAGGCGAACCAGAACCACGGACAAATGGTGAAGTTATGAATTGGTTATATGAACGTAAAATGAAAGATGGTGGAGGTGGGCAAGGTAATAATGTAGGTGGTAATCAAGCTAGTTTATCTGAGCCTGAACCATATCTTGATTCTGAAATGGGTGGTGGCTTTGGAGATAATTACTCTTTCTTAGAAGATGATACTACAGCACAAGGAAATGGTGGAACAAGTAGTAAAATGAGACATAATTTTACATTTCTGAATGGTCAAGAATCGGTTGGTACAAGAGAGGCATCTAATTTCCAAACTACAAGTTCAAATCAGAAACGTAGTAAGAAGGAAGAATTACTTGACCAACAAATGGAACACTTTATGAAAAGTAGAAATGATGGAATGCCAAAACCAACAATGAGACAATAGTTGATTATTCTATAACGATTTAAAGTATTTATTTGTAATAATATTAGAGGATGTCATCATTAACTGCTTTTACTGTACAGCTTTTAAACTTTTTTGAAGAATTATGTAATACATTTCCGGAAGAAAAGGATATTAAAATGGCAACTGAAGCAATTAAAGGTGCCAAAAAAATTAATCCAAGACTAATTTTAGACTTATTTATTGATCATGTCTATAATGAATTGGCACTTGCCGTTGCTAAACGTGATATAGTACAAATTCGTCAAGTTGCCCAAAAGAAGATTGCCACACAATTTAATGAAATGATTTCAGCACTTGCTATTTTTGATAAACACTGGGATTCAATGGGAACAAGTAATCAAGAAGTTATTTGGCAATATCTTAAAGTTCTTTGTTTTCTATGTGAAAAAGCGCGTGCAAATTAATATAAGTTGTTGATTTAAAGAGCTTTTAGTAATCCTTAAGAAGAATGGAAGATACAGCAGAAACATCTGTTTTTCAGACCAAATATAATGAATTTATTGAAGATTTACTAGGTTCTTTACCCGAATATACTCTACAAATTCAGGCAGCAAAGGCACTTGATGAGAAATCTCGTATTTTACGATTTCAAGATGAAGTAAAAGTTGGAAGTACAATTGACACTATTGATGATAATACTAAAAATCCTGGTACAGTATTACCTGGTGTAATCATTACTGATATTGTTTGGGTATCATTATCTGAAAATACTCAAAAAGCAATTTGGGAATATGTTAGAATTCTATCAATTTGCTGTTTTATGGAAGAAGGATTCTCTGAAGGTTCTAAACCTGCTTGGATGGATGATGCTATGAATGATATGAAAAAGAAGCTTGAAAGTGTTGATTTTCAGAATATTATTAAAAAGTTTATGACATTTTTCAAGGGTGCTGAAGGAAAAGAGAATGAATCTGGATCACCATCTGGATTACCATCTGGATTACCATCTGGATTACCTGCTGGATTTGAAAAACTATTTGAAAGTGGATTTCCTAAAATTCCTGAAAAGTTTCTAAAAGGACATATGGCTAAGTTAGCACAGGAGATTGTAAAGGATATTACACCTGAAGATTTGGGTATTAGTCCAGAAATGGTTGCAGATTGTGAAAAGAATCCATCCCGGGCCTTTGATATTCTATTTCAGGTTTTTGGCAGTAATCCTGGCAATATTCAAAAAATTGTTCAAAAAATTGGTAAACGACTTCAACAAAAGATTGCATCAGGTGCTATCCGTCCTCAAGAAATTGCTCGTGAAGCTGAAGAACTAATGAAAGAATTTGCTGGTAATTCAAGCTTTGTAGATATGATGGATGGAATAAAAGGTGCATTTGGATTTCAAGATATGGATATTGCTCGTGCTGCTGGACGTGAATCAAGTGCTCGTCTATCTATGGTAAAAGAACGCCTGAAAAAGAAAGCTTCTGAAAAAGAAGCTAAGAAAGCATCAGCGATAAATACTTTAGTACCAGTTACTACAAACGCAGAGGCAGATGCTGTAATGGTATCGCTTCTTAATGAAGAGGCTAATAAGAAAAAAACTGGTAATAAGAAACAAACAGGAAAAGGTAATAAGAAATAAAGTTTCTAAGATTTAGGATAATGGGTGACGATAAGAAACAAGAATGCGAACCCCCTTTTTGGAGAGATATATCAATCTTATTTAAAGATTTTAGTCTAGAATTCAAGCCAAATTGTGAGCATTCTGCTTGGAATTTTGGTGCCCGGTTAATCCTTATATCACTTTTTATTGGTATGCTCGCTTCTGTTCTTGTAGGACTTCCAGCACTTGCTGTAACATTAATGTTTGGTATATTTACTGCATTAGCAATAATATTTACTACTAAACCTGAAAATCATAATAAAGATAGAAAAGGAGACACCTATCATAAACTACCATATATCGCTAATGTAGATCCTGGTGGGTACTTATCACCACTATCTGGTTTTGGTGGTGGTAGTGAAGGATTTATAAATGGTGGTTCTAAACTTGGAAGTGTTCAACCTTTTACTCAACCAGACCCATTTGGTGTTGTAGAAATAGATGCTTTTCCATATTCAGGCCCAATGCTTCCTGATTATACTCCTCCAAAATCTCGCAATCTTTTTATGAATGTTTTACTTGATGAAATTAAATATAATCCTGGACGACCCGCCGCTGCTGCTGTTGATAATCCATTAGTAAAACAAACAATGGATGATTATTTCCGTGTTCAATGGTTCTCTGACCCAACAGATGTATTTGGTAAAAATCAAAGTCAGAGACAATTTGTAACACAACCTTCTACAACTGTTCCAAATGACCAAGGCTCTTTTGCTAATTGGCTTTATAAAATTCCTGGTAAAACATGTAAAGAAGGTGGTCGTGCTGCTTGTTTAGCTGGAACAGATGGCGGTCCAATCCCTTGGCTAAATCAATCCTCGTAATAAGTGAAAAACTAAAATAATTTTATTATTAGTATTTTTTACTTTATTCTTTCAATTTAAAATCAACATTTATAACTGTAAATTTTGGAGCCATTTCAAAAATAGATAATACTTCATATTTAATACTTGATAACCCATTGCTATTATCTCCAGTTTTTTTTTCTAATTCTAACAAATTACCATTTTTAGCACAGTTAAAATGCTGTACTTCAGCATTTCTATAATGTTCACGGTTTATAATATATTTTATATTTGTATGATGAATTATATTATTTTGATTAATATGAATACCCAATCTTTTAGCTCTATAATATAATGCTCCGTCCTCACCGCCCCACCCCCAATAATTAGCAAATCCATTTGTTCTTTCTAATTCTTCTTTCCAACAAGAACAAATTAATCCTAAATTATCACTTGCTGTATTTAAAACGGGCCTTCTAAATTCACCACGATTTGCTTCATATTGAATTGAACCCCAATATGTTGGATATGTATCTACATCATGAAAAATAAAGAGACCATCTGAACGTGTCTTACAAAATTCTAAAAAACCAATATTTTTCATAGCCCCTCTATTAAATTCTCTAGAATTAATTTGATGAATTATATAAAATTGCGCATCAATATCTGTATCTTTTAAATATTCAGTAAAGCGTCTAATAAATTCATCTAAATGTTCTTTACGATTTCTATATGGAATTATAAAATTATATTTCATACTTTTATAAATACATTATTTTATTTTAAGTAGTCTATTCTAAATATTCCTTACATGCTTCCTTATTATTTTGAGATTCCTTCATACACTGAATATATTCTTTAGATTCAATTGTTGTTTGTTGTACTATACTATTAGGTTGTGTTTCGTGAATATGTGTTACTTTAGGATCTGATCTAAACATATTCATTGCAATACTCTGACCAGCACCTAATCCAAATCCTTGCCACATATTTGATAAGAATCCTGGCTGTTGT